TTATGTTACCGTTAAACTTAGTGATTGCTTCTTGGTATTCCATCATGTCTCCAAAAATAATTAATAAAAATATTTACCTTTCTGGATTTTATATATTTATTAAAATGATGTCAACTAAATAAATATATAAAAAAAGTATACAAATTTATTTTAGTTATGCTAGTATTCTATATGTAGCATTTATTTTTAACAAAGGAGAAATTTATGACACAATTAACATTTACAACAGAAATTACAGTAGAAGATAAATACCGTGAGTTTGATCTAGGTCTTTTAGTTCATGCTAATATTATTGAAGATAAAGTAGTAGGGTATCCTACAGAACTTATTGTAAACATCGAAGCAGCAGAAGTTGATGACCTCAGAGATGTTACACCATTCAACATGGGCGAAGATATATTATCTAGATTAAATCATGACACCCTTGAGTTCCTAAAAGATCAAGCAGTGAAGGAGATGCAATAATGAGTATTAAAGACTTTATGATAGAGTTACAAGACTTTAGAGAAGAGTTGCAGGCAGATAACGATGCAGCTCTTGCTAAAATGCAAGAACAAGAAAGACAGGAAAGATATCAGGATGCTTATGATATGTACAAGGAAGAAGGCCATACACCTAACTTCTGTCATGAGATGGCATTAGCTTATATAGGAGATAAATAATGGCTAAAAAGATAGATGATAGAGTAAAAGAAGTCCTGCAAAAACAGGGCTTCGATTGGAAAGAATGTTTGTGGGATTGTCATGGTACTTGGGTAATGTATCATCGTTTCATTGAAATAGCAGCAGCACAAAATAACATCAAATATGATTTAACAGAAATTGAAACTAATTCTAAAGAAGGTATTGTTGTGATTAAGTGTGTTGGATCTTTAAAAGATAATACAGTTACTACTTACGGTGAAGCCAGTCCTAAAAATAATAAGAACGCATATCCATATGCAATGGCAGAAAAGCGTGCAGTAGATAGAGCAATTCTTAAACTTCTGGGCCTGCATGGTTTTATTTACTCAGAGGATGAGATTGAGCATACAAAACCTGAGCCAAAACCTCAACCAAAAAGACTCTCAAGAGAAGAAATAGAGGTTTATGTGAATGCAGCCAAAAGATTAGATGAACCAGATAAAAAAGCTTACTGGAAAAGTTTAAGTGCAATCGTTAGAGACCAAATAAGAGAATATACTGATGACCTCGCATCTAAGTAATAAAGAACTTCGTAACTCAATCGTGACTGCTAGCCAAGCATGGTCGGCAGTCTACGAAAGACAAAAGTTATGGAGAGAAAAGACTGGTCGTGCAGAGCCTTTTGAAGGTAATGAAATGACACAGTGGGGAAACGATCATGAGCACATAGCTCTTGCAGCGTTTGAAGATGAAATGAATGGTATTTGTCGTGCAGGTAATAAATTAATTGTTCATCCTGAAAAACCTATTGGTGCATCACCAGATGGTTATTTAGGTGATATACCTGTAGAGATTAAATGTCCGTTTACTCAAAAGATTTATCCAGAAATTCCAGAACGCTATTGGTTTCAAATGCAGATACAAATGTATGTAGTTGGAGCTAAGGCGTGCTGGTTTTACATATGGACACCAGAAGAAACATCGAAAGAATTGGTGCTATATGATGAGTTGTTTATAGAATGGTTTTTACCGAAGGCGGAAGAGTTTTTATCATACTGTGAACAAAAAGTTGAGCCTCCTCGATATTCGAGGAAACCTAAATATACTAAGGAGAAATAAATGAAAGAAATAAATCAAGTCTTAAAGACCAATGATTATTCTATGTTTAAACACATGAATGGAAATAGAAATATCAATAAGCTGCATTTAAAAAGACTTACAGAGTCTATGTCAGTAAAATATATAGAAGTTCCAATCATAATAAATAGTAAAAATGAAATCATTGATGGACAGCATCGTTTTGAGGCTGCAAAAAAGCTAAATAAAGATGTGTATTACATTAAGGTCAAAAATCTTAATCTAGATGATGTTCATAGATTAAACACTAATGCTAAGAACTGGACTGCTGAAGAATATATGCAAGGATATTGTGAATTAGGTCTTGAAGACTATATCAAGTATCGTGATTTCAAACGCAAGTACGGTTTTGGTCATAATGAAACAAATGCTATTTTAACTAACAGATGTAGAATGTCTGGATCAAAGAATACTGATTTTAATGACGGTGTTTTTAAGATCTTAGATTATGATTTAGCAGTTAAAAATGCAGAAAAGATTTGCATGGTACGAGAGTATTACGAAGGTTATCAGCGTAGATATTTTGTATATGCAATGTTGGAATTATTTGAGAACCCAGACTATAGTCATGTAGAGTTCTTAAATAAACTGTCTTTCCAGTCGGTAAAACTTCAGGATTGTACGGATGTTAAGGGTTATCTTATTTTGATTGAAGATATTTACAATTTCAAAAGAGGTAAGAATAACAAAGTTAGATTTTTTTAGGAGATATGTATGGCTAGAGTAGGATTAAGTGTAAGAATAGATGTAACTAAGATTGATAAAGAAAGATTGTATAAAGGTAAAAAGGGAACATATTTAGATCTTGTAACATTTATTGATCTAGATAATCGAGACCAATATGACAATAATGGATTTATTAGTCAGTCAACAACAAAAGAAGAGCGTGAGGCTGGAGTGCAAACGCCAATACTAGGAAATGTTAAGGTTATTGGTAATGCTTCTACAGAAACACAATCATCTGATTTATTAAATGAGTTAGAAGAAGATGCACCCTTCTAATGTTGTTAGGTATGTGCCTGCTAAAAATTTAAAATATCTTCCAGAAGGTAAATCTATGTTATTAACTAAGTTTACTAAAAGAAAAGGAATGGTAAAAGTAGAGATAGATTTAGATTGGGTAAGAGGCCATACAAATTTGTACAAAAAATTAATGGGGAGCGTTTAATGCTCCCCGTTAAACTTTATTTGTTACATACATACATTGTTACTTCAAAACCGAAACGCATTTCAGTTGCAGCAGGTGTTGTCCACATAATAGTATCCTTTCTATATAGATTTTGTTACAAGTATAATTATACTCTCGTGGATCAAAATACTAGCAAATGCACAATTAAATTATGGTCATGAAAAACATTAAACATTCAGGCATGAATTATTCAAACAGAAACTCTGCTGACAACTTTGCAGAAGATTTTTTTGAAGACTATTGTAAAAACTATTACATTAGACGAATTGGTTTTGATGAGAAAAAAGACTCTATTCCAGACTTTTATAACATTAATCCAATGCTAAGAAATTTACCTGATTATTTTGTGTATGCTAATGGCAAAACATTTTTATGCAATGTAAAAGGGACAGATAATTTTAAAGAAAAAGAGATCCATATTATTAATGGATTAAAGTTAAATTATAGTAGTAAAAAATGCCCATTAATATACGCATTTTGTTTTAAAGAAAATAAACGACCTATCTTCAAAACTATAGATGAAATATTAATATTATATAAATTGTCAGATGATGCTGAGTGGCATGATGGTGTTGTTTACAGAAATTTAGGATTAAGAAAATGAATAAACTGTTAAAGTATTTTACATTTATTGTTGTATTATTTTTAATTATTGTTATATTATTACAATATTATGTGTCTCGACCAACAGAGCCACAAAGATTAGTTTGTCATAAAGGCAAATTATTAGTGCAGGTAGAAGGTGAAGGAACTGTTTATGTTAGGATTAAAAGGTTCTCCTGTGATAGTGAAAAAGGTATGTTAATTTTAGAGGAACAGTTATGAGCGATAATATTAAAAAACCATCTTGGTATGTAAGGTTGGGTTTAGAATGTTACGATGTCATTAGGTTTATGGTTCACAAGCTTAAGCCTATTGAGGCCGTACATATGGCTAACCATGTTAAATATTCTGCTAGATTCTTAGAAAAGCATGATGATATTTTATTGCAAAAACAAGATCTAGATAAAGCCAATGAAACTTGGAAGTCTTTTTATGAGGAAGCTAGTAAAAGATTTGAGAAGCCAACTCCCATTTATCCTGAAGAGTTAATGGTATCTGGCCTAGATGACGAAGATTAAAACTTTTGGGCAGGTATGCAACAAGTGTAAACAACCTGCAAAAACCTACGACCAAAAAAAATGGTGGTGTGGGCGAACATTTGATGGACATGGAGTTTGTAAAAATGGAAACAAAAAGAATAGCGATTGATGGGGTATGGTTGGATTTATATTTTTTTAAAGAGGGTGATGGCAGTGTAAGAATTGAAGTAGAAAACCATATTTCTGGAAAGCGTTATAAAATGTTTCCAAGTAATAAAATTATTTTTGAGGAGAATTAAAATGGGTAAAATAGAATCACTAACATTAGCGTTATGTTTTTTAGTATTAATATCGTTTGAGGCCATTGCAGATGGTACAACAACTATTATGTCGCCAGATGGATCAGTAACGATTTGTACAGTTGGTAGTAATGGTGTGGTTATTTGCGTGTAGTGCTGAGGTACTTCATAAGGTTATCTAACCATTGCTGATCTAACATTTCTGCATGATGTGCTCTAGCTAATGAACCAAGTTTATCAGCATAAGTATAGGGTTTACCAGATTCTGTCACTTGTTTACTGAGTTTATCAAATGTTTTTGGAAACATAATTTCTGCTGGAACTGAATCTAATAACCCTCCAAGATATTCACCTTGAATTCCAGAATCATATGATTGATGGTAAGCATAGGGATTAATTCCAGCATTTGGTTTAGCTTGAAAAATAGTAATTCCAGAATCTCCACGACTAGCATCTTTTAGCAAAGGTTCTCTAATAATTCTTGTCATATCTTCAGCATTAGCAAATCCCTTAGATTGAAATTTTGGCAATCTTAATACTGTAGTTATAGCTCTTCTTAGATCTCCACTTTTTTCCATTTGGTCATAGATTTTGTCGCTACGCAGTGAAGTAAAGTCAACTTTTTTACCTTCAGATGCTAGTAAGTCTTTAATAACCTGATCCGCCTCTTTAATATCTGCAACTTTTGGTTTTAATACATCCATAGTATCAACCAGTATTTTAGATTCTGGAGTAGCAAAATGTGATCCAGTGACTGGGTTCATACCAGTATATACTCCAAGAACATCGTCAGTTCCAAACTCTTCAGCAGCTTTGTCAAAGTTTTTTTGCTTACTACTTGCTGCTCCGTAGTTACTTGCCCAAGAATTTTTACTTCCCATGTTTTTATGCTGTAACGAGTATAATGGGCCACCTTGAATAATTACTTCTTCTGATAAAGGAACGCCTTCTAAGTTGCGTAATTTTGTTCCTGTTCTAGTCATATCTCCAGCTACTGGAACAGCTACTTTACCTAACAAACTTTCTGGAGGTAATACTGTTCTTTCACCAATAGGAATTTGTTCTAATTCAGTTTGACCAGCTTCACGCATTTCTTCACTTCTTCTAAATGCTGGATTTTCTTTTAGCTTCTTTTCATATCTAGTCATTGCAGCTTTGTCTGGACCAGATAACTTTACTTTTCCTACCATAGATGGTTTTAAAAACTTATGAGTAATTGTTCCAGCACCGCCTGTTAAAAAATCTAGGCCTGCATTTAAACCAGTTTCTGGATTCATCATAGCATCAACACGCAACTTAGCATTAGAGCCAAGCTTATTACCAGCTCCTGATAAATCTCCACGCAATACATAACCTAACGGTGTCTCTACTAAGTAATCTTTTAGCTTAGTAAGATCTGGAGCATATTGTTGTGCTAATAACATTATTTACTTTCCCATATTAATTTTAGCCAA